ACGAAATCAATTCGTGTCTTATCCCAGTTGTAGGAGCATCTTACACTCGCTCCTGCCATCTGCATATTATCACCAAAGTACATATCGAGTGCTTCATCCTTCGGTGACTTTTGAATGATGCTTACCAACTGACCGATTTCTTCGTATGCCTGTTTTTGCGCGGGATGCATCCACGCATTCGGCTTGAAATCGTGGTCAATTCCAACTCGGTTACCAATCTTATTGATTGCTAGTCTTGGCAACGGAAGTGTCAGAGCAGCGTTATTCGCATTCACTCGGCTTGCTCTGATTTCCGGTGTCGTAGCACGTGAGAATCCTAACCATGTTCCAGTGGAAGCATTGGAATGATGGTAAGGAACTCCGAATAGTGCCGGTAAGCTAGTCGGAGCGGAGATACCACTGACTACGATTAAATCAGTAGGTGCCGCACCACTCACTGCAGGTGTCACACTAATGGTTTTATTCTCCACATCCCACTGTGTGATAACTCCTTGACCTTTCAATGTCGTCAAAGCAGCATTGAATACCTGAATATTCTGACCGAATCTCATCAGACGAACACCAAATCCGTCTGTGGTCAGAGTGTAGGTATCCACACCAGCCGTAGTTGATACAGTGGTAACAGTTCCCAATACACCGTTACCAGCTTGCATCATTTGTGCATCTAGCTGCCGTCTCAATTCATCAGTCGCAGTAGCAACTAGTCTACGGACTGCCTGAGTAATTGCCTTCCTATCACTGTTCGTAGCCCATTCAGTGAGTTTCGTGTATTCAATATTGAGTGATGTGAATACACAATTCAATACCGCTTTATCCCACTGAGGTCCACCGCCCCTTCCAAGATCACCACCATCAGCATTGAAATACTGAAAACTTCCTCCTGGTCTTAACTCAAGAGGAATGCGCATCTGTCTGTTCGAGATAACTTCTACGTCTTGTTTTCGAATATTCGCGTAGAATCGATCATCTCGTTCGAATACGGTACGGATCTTCGGAATGACCCGTTCCAATTCCATCGCAACTACGTTACTCTCTACAACAGCCATAGTTTAGTCCTCATTTAAGAAGGCTAAAGTTGATTTACCTTTAGATGGATTGTCCTTGCCTTTAGAACCTCTCAATGTTTCAGGGGAAGAGGTTGATTCCCGTTTGATGTTATTATTTGAATTATCTGAATTATCTTCGCGCACTCTTTTGCCCAATCCCTTAAGGGCTTCTATCCGGGATTTCTTGATTTGCGCAGGTAGAAGTGATTTTGCCTTAGAAAGATATGCCGAGCGAATCTTCTCAACTGACGATTTGGAGAACCTATCTTGCGCGGCTCGTTCCCAAAGCCTATCGAGTAATCGTACAAATTGAGGATCCGCTCTGATTGCTCGTTGAGTATTTTCAAATGCTTCGCTAACTGCAACCTTCTTCACATAGGGAGTCATTGAAGCTTTAGGGTCCATATTCTGATCAATTGTATTTCTTAGAACTCCATCCACTCTAGTTTGCAAATCAGATTGAACTGTATCGAACCGTTCATAGAAGAACTGTTCTCGTTCCTTGTTCAGTTCAGATTCTTGTTGCTGTTCTTCTCTCGGTTTCTGTCTACCGTATGACGTCATCCCCTGCCATTCGGTAGTTCCTGTCACAAATTGATGCAACAATCGCGCGGCTGTCAGCAAATCTTCGTTCTGAGTGCGATGCGCTTCTTGTACCATCGTTGCGACGGTACTCTTAATCGTATTCGAAACGACATGAAAGAATGCGCGATCGTCTACATCTTTCAGAACACCAAGATAATTGTCAACTATCTTGCTAAATGCTTCAGGATTCTCATTCTTGATTGCATTCAATACCTGCTGAGTGTTACCCTTCATCAGGTCAGATGAAAATGCATCGAATGATTTCGCGCGTTCTACTACCTGCTCGGCATCTTCAGGCGTTCCAAACATCTCATTATAACGTTGATCTCGGAAATATGCCTTCTCAAGATGCGGAAAATCTTTGAATAGTGTCGGGTACTTCTTAAGAATCTCTTTCCTACGCGCGGGTGCAATGATATCTATCTGTTCTTCATCGTATGATGGCTGTTCTTCTTCCTCTTCTTCGCCTTCAGTTCCAACTAACTTTATTTCTTCTTTTTTCTCTTCCTCTTCCTTTTTCTCTTCAGACTCCTTACCTTTCGATACCTCTTCTTCAACAGGGGTATCGTCAGTAATGATATCCAGTATATCGTCTTTATTTAATTGATGATCTTCAATTGTATCAGACGGGGACATTGTTTCTCCTCGGCAAAGGAGCGGCTATCGGTCTATTTGCTCCCTTATCATCACCTAACGGATTAGGATTTTGATTCGGACTAGTTCCTTTTCCTTGTGATTGATTAGGAGGAGGGCTTTGAGGGTTCATGCCGCTCGACATACCCATCATAGCCTGTTGAACATCAATATGACGTTTCATATGCAATAGAACGTTAGTATATCCTTGTGGACTTTCTATTTTGCAGAGTCGACCAGCATCTGATACGGCCCATCTCCTACAAATATCAGCATGAATTGCATTATTATCCACATTCGGATCAATATCCACTGATGGTTGCATCTGACCATCTGGACCTTGAATCGGTTCCGATTGAATTAAAAGACGGATTTCCTCGTATTGCGCCTGTCTATCATCTTCTCCTGGTATTACAAAATCATTCAATCCAATAGCTTTCTTAACGAATGGAATGTTCTCAGGCGCCATTATCGCCTGCATTACAATCGGATTCCCACCTTGCATCATTTGCATCAATACATCTTTCATTGATGCCCATGTCAATGGAAGTTGTTCGGATGCTTCTAATTCAATCTGACCAATCGTACCTTCTAGTTCGGCTTTCCTAATGAAGACGTTGACATAATTTCCTGTTGCTGGGTCTTTTTTCGTATATCGCTCATCATCCTTGGCTGATTTGATGTATGACGGAATGACTTTCGCGAAGATATCTTTCCACCAGAAGGTAAACATCTTCCAAGGTGTTTGTTGTCTTTGAAGAGCTTGCGCTCTTGACATGCTGTATTGCGCTGCGGTGCGGCTGCTGTTAGGCTGAGCCCCGCCAAATAGAGAAGGAAGAGCGCCACTTGTAAGCTGACCCATCTCTTGTATCTGTTGAGCAAAAGGTAAAACCTCTTGAGATAACGTCGCCGTCTTAACTTCATAGAATCCGTCTCCGATATTCTTACCAGCACCCGGTTTAGTCGGATATATCGCGCCAGGCATAGCTTCCGTTGTTCGATATGCCTGAAAATCTAATACAGCAGGATCCGCGAATGTCTGTGGAATCCCATGTTCCACAGTTTGCAATACTAAACTAACTAGTTCATTCGTAATCTCCTGAATTGATGTCAGCAGCAATCCAAGAGGATCGAAATGAATGTAATCTGATAATGGATTTCGGGTAATAGTCCAATGATCATCTACGTTCTCGTTCTCCGCTGTTCCAAATTCCTGATTCACAAATATCGTATGAATCCCATCCGGATATCTTTTCTTTAATTCATTAATATCTGTTTCTTCCTGAAGCATGTTATACGCGAATGGTCTTATCCAATAGTGATTAATTGTGGCTGTGTCACGAGGATAATCACCGTAGTATTGCACTGGAAGTCGCATCCACCGGTCGTAATAGTCTCCCATCCCACCGTATGAAGGAGCAATCTTTGAGTTTCCTCCCATCGTGTTACGAACATGAGGAAATTGGGCGATGGCTTTAGCGTAATGAACATCATATGAGTACTTCAAATACGGAGATTCATCGAATGTACGTGCGTATACCGGAACCTTTACATTCAGCAATCCATACGCTTCAATACACTGTCTCGCTTTTGGAACTCGCGTTGTTCCAGTTAACCTCGGAACAATAATTTTCTCTTGCACAATTTCAGGATCTATTTGTGCTAAACAAGTAGGGCAAATCGCACCCTTTCGATTAATCGCATAATGCGAATCTACATCGCTATTGTCAGGATCGAATTCATCTAATTCTAACTCTGACATTGCTTCATCTGGTACATTAGTTTTACATATCGGACATACTTTAGTCTCAATCGTCATTTCCTCATCTTCGTATTTCGGTTCTTCGACAACACCGAACTTTTCGTCTTCCTTCGTGTAATTATAGGCCGCGACCATTCCTTCAGTACAATAGAGGAACAACGCGTGCAACCACAAAAGAGGGGCATCGTTATGTTTGTAAACTAATTCTGAGATTTTAATTCCGGCTTTTGCTGTTGCTAGGTCTAATGCGTTATCAGCATCATCCGGAGCACAATCTATCGCTGGAACTTGTACACCTAATGCCGCGATAATCGATTCCAAATACGCACGAAACACGTTGATCGGTTTGTCATAATATGCCGAAGCATCATCACCTAAAAAGTCAGTATTATTTCCAATCCGCCAGTCGCGAGCTACCTCGCTATACCAAACATTGGTAAATCCTGCCCATAATAGTTTCATCTGACGTACTTGTCGCAACTGTCTCTCGCGAACAAACACATCTTCTTTGTCTAAACTATCAACGATCGTTCTTATCAATCGTTGAATATGATCTGGCGTCTCTTTGGCCATTTTCCTTCTTACTGTGTCGGAGTATTCTGATTCTGATTCTGTCTCTGTTGCCTTCGATTCGACCACTGTGTTTGACGATATTGCATCGCCTCAGGCGAATTCATAATGTTGCGAATCGCGTAATTCACTGATTCAGGTGAATTTAATGTGCCTCCACCCATCTGCGATAGGATTTCAGTAGGTGAACCTACTCGACCTAAATATTGTTGGTATGCATTCGCAATAGGCTGATACCAATTAGTGAATTGTTGTGGCACACCTTCTGGCATTGGTGGAGCACTCATCGGAGGAGCAGGAGGTGTAGATGGTGATATTCCCGTTCCAGTACCTTGTGGAGGTGCACCAGTAGATGATGTAGGCATACCAGTAGATGATGGTGCTTGCTGTTGTTGCTGTTGTCTATTCCAATAAGTCTGATAGTAATTGGTATTCGGCCCACTAACACCCGTCGGATTAAATCGATTCATTCCTTGTTGGTAATTACCACCGAATCGATTCATTCCAGTGAAATACGGGTTATATCCCATTCCTGATACTGAACCCGGTCCAGTCCATGAACCTGTTGAACTATCACCTTTAGCCATTATTCCATCCTCTCATTCCTTTCATTCGACCGAACATTCTTTTTTTACCTTCCATTGAAGGACCAGCAGCATATTCTTCATCGCCGCCTTCTGCTTTTTTCTTCTCGGACAACATGATGGCTATAGCTTGCTTTCGATTAGTTACAGGTGGACCAGTTTTACTACCCTGATGTAGCATTCCGGATTTCCACTTGTGCATAACTTGTGTATAAGGCATATTCTTACCTATTTCGTGCGATCTTCTTCATGTTTTCAGCGAATATCGCCCGTTTCTTCTGTAGGCCTCCGGCCTTTTTAGCTGATGCTATATGACTTGGTGTTGCCTTACCGAATGCCCCAACAGTTCCTTTCCGTTCCATTCGTTCTCGTGCTCCCTGTATCCAATTCTTGCTTGGTCCTATATTTGCCATTATTGCCCTCCCGCCGCTTGCTTAGCAAGATATTCCTCAAATTTCTTTCTAAAATTTTCGCCAGCTAATCGAGCGCGCACTTCCATCGAATTCGTATTATAACCACCATAGAGTTGATTAAAAAATTGATACTGTTCATTTGATAATGCTTCACCTTTAGTTAACCTATCAGCACTATGAAGTAATTCATGTCCAATAACTTCTGCTGGATCAGCTTTAAATACATCCATTGTCGAAGGACTAAGACCTAAGCGAGTAAATTTAGTATTATTATAATAATCATTTAATGCATTTCTCCACGCATTAAAATCTTCATTCCATTTTTTATGTACTTCTCTATATTCTTTTAACTTGTCAAAACCATAATCTTCATATTTTGGAGTAGGTGGTGCTACCGGTTTTTGAACTAAAGGATGTTGAGAACTCGCACCAGATTCACCAAATGCACTCACACCTGTTCTCAGATAAGTTAAAGCATCTGTATTAGTTATATCAGCTAAATGACCAAAAAGCCTCGGATATTTTTGTTGAGCAAATTCCAATGCTTGAATCATTCGAGGCGATAAATTAGTAATAGCAGGAAATTTTGCTGGATCAGAATACCGTCCCATTGCTATTTGAGGTAATCCCATCGATTTAACTTTATTAATTAACTGAGCACCATATTGTTTTAATTCCGGAATCCTACTCGGTGAAACCCCTGCAATTAGTTCTGGATCAACTAAATTTAATGAAGTTTTCGTAGGTGAATCTAATCCTAGATCTCGAACAGCTTGTCTTAATTGAGTTTTATACCATGGTTCACCAGGTTCTGGTTGTGCATCTGGTTGTAGCCACGATGGTAAAATCGACTGATATGTTTGTTCAACATTAGCTTCCTGTGGTGATGCCTTACGAACGGGCATTTACTGAACTCCTAGCTCTTTCTCTAATTCACTTATTGAAATCGAACCGTTTTCAATCGGTTCATTTTTCTTCATCTCATCAGATTTTGCTACGCTAGCTTTCGCTACATCCTCTTGATGCCGTCTCATGGCTTGTGCTTTAGCTCTATCCTCTTGTTCTAATAGTTCTCGCTGAACTCGCCATGGAACTATCTTCGGCATAACTGGCATCGGTGCACTTTCACTCACTACTGCTGGAGTCTTTTCTATTAATACGAACCTGTTCAATAATTGCTGTTTCTCGAATATCTCTCG